GAGTTTTATGACACCAGTGCTACAGAAGAATACGATACGTATCGTGGTAGTAAGTGGTGTATACATAAGGTGATCTTTGAAAATGTTTTCTCTTATGGTCCAGCAAATGTAATCAACTTTGATAACCTAAAAGGTTTGACGGGTATCTTTTCACCGAATGCTTCTGGTAAGTCTAGTATCCTCTATACTATTCTACAGGCTTTCTTTAATAGTAGTAATAGAACAGGTGGTCGTAATGTTGCTGATGTAATCCATAAGAACAAAGATGAAGGATTTATTGAGGTTGATTTTTCTCTTGACGATAAACGATTTGTTATTGAGCGTAAGTTTAAGAGAAGTAAAAAGAATCCCAACAGAGCAACAAATAAGGTAGAGTTGTTTCAAGTTATTGGTGGTGAACGTGTGAATGTTAGTGGCGATGCTAATGTTAGAGAAACTGAAAATACTATCAGAACTATGCTCGGTACGTATGAAGAACACACGATGACAACATTTAGTCAACAGTTTGACATCACAAGATGGATTGACCACGGACAAACAAATCGTAAAGATTTGCTTGCTCGGTTCTTGGGTCTAAACATTATTGATGATTTACAAAAGAGTATCAAAGAAGAAACATCTTCGTTGAGAACACTATTGAAAGAGTATCAACAAAATGACTTTCCATCTGTGTTGAATAATTTTGAGAACCAGAGATTAGAAACTGTTGATGTCATAAGTAAACTTAACAAGCAGAAGGAAGACTTAGAAAATACTAGTAAGGTATTGCTAACAGAGAAAGAGGCTCTTGTAAGGTCTTTGAATAATGTCGTTGATGGTGTTAGAGATATTGATTTTATTGTCTCTGATAAGAAGAGGGCAACCAAGAACATTGACAAGCTGACTATCCAACTATCTGATAGTGAATCAAATTTGGAAAAGTATTCTCAAAGTATAGATAATGTAATGGGTGAGATAGATGGTTTCGCCGATGCAAAAACACTATCAAACAAATTAAAGAATTACAAAGTAACTAAAAGTGAAAACGCAGAACTTAAAACAGAAATACGCTTGAGAAAGAAGTTGATAGATACCAAACAACAAGAGTATAAGTTTGAACCTGCTGAGTTGTGTAAAAAGTGTACTACCATTTTAGATAGACATGGTTTCTTAGATAACACTCGTTTGGCTAAAACTCAAATAGAAGAAGAGAGTAAGTGGTTAGAAGAAGCAGATGTAAAGATGGAAGAGCAACAGTTGTGGTTAAACAAGAACTCCACCGTTGAATCAGACTACAACAAATACCAAAAGTTACTTTCTGATAAAGAAAAGATTGTTTCTAAGTTAGAACTCAATGAAGCCAATAAGTCTAACATTGCCTTGCAGTTAGAATTAGAAAACAATAAGTTGAGTGCTTATGATAAAGAAGAAGAACTCTATATTCAGAACCAAGAATTTATTACACACAACAATCAAGTTAATAAGAAGATTTCCACTGTAGAAAGTAAGTTGCTTTCAACGGAGAGTAACATAAAAAGTAACAGTAGTGAGTTAGCAAAAGCAAATAGTTATCTTTCTCAGTTGACACAAAAGATTACTGACTTGGGTGGTAACATTGAGATGCTGAAAGAGCTTGAGAAGAAGTATAATCTTCATGCTCTTTTGATGCAGGCATTTAGCAATGACGGTATTCCTCTGATGATTATGAACAAGACAATACCTCTCATTAACAATGAAATAAGAAAAATTCTATCCAATGTTACAAATTTTGAAGTTTCGTTAGAAATAGATACAGAAGACCAAAACCTAAGTATATTTATTGATGATGGCACTTCAAAACGTAGAGTAGAGTTAGGGTCGGGTATGGAAAAAACATTGACCGCTCTTACCATTCGGTCAGCGTTATCAAACATTAGTTTGCTCCCCACCTGTAACCTATTCGTTATAGACGAGGGTTTTGGTACACTTGATTCAGAAAATATCAATCACATGAATATGTTGCTTGGATATCTAAAATCCAAATTTGATAATGTCCTTATTATCTCTCACATTGAGAGTATGCAAGACATTACAAACAACGTAATCAATATCACCAAAAATCAGAAGGGTTATTCTAGTGTTAAGATAATGTAAACAAACTAACCTGCATAGGAGATTCCTATTGGCTACTAATCTACCAAAAATTATAAAACCCGTTGAGTTTCTAACAAATGCTCAAAAAGATTATTACGATATAATTGGAGATGAAAGAAATAATATAATCATGTGTCACGGCATGGCTGGCACAGGAAAGACGTTTATAAGTTTACAAAAAGCCATAGAGGATGTGCTGGTAAGAAACAAGATGTATAAAAAGCTTTGTATTATAAATCCAACAGTTGATGTCGGTAAAGAAGATGGTATCGGTTTTCTGCCAGGCAGTTTGATGGAAAAGATAGAACTTTATAATGAAAGTGCTTTGTGGGTCTTGTTTAAGATAATAGGCAAAGAACAAACCAAGAAACTTATTGATGATGGTAAGATAGAGTTTAGAGTCATAAATCACATAAGAGGTTTGAATTTTGAGAACATGTACATTGTAATGGATGAGGCACAAAACATTTCACCTATGCAGGTTAAAACATTATTGACAAGAATACACGATACTACGAAGTTGATTATACAAGGTGATCTTAGTCAGTGTGATAAGTATGGTTCTAATTACGCCAAGAGTGGTTTCTATGATGTATGGGAACGTCTTAGATATGTAGAGGGTGTTGACTATATGGAGTTTAGCAAGAGCGATTGTGTGAGAAGTGGCATTGTTTCAAGAATACTTGAAAAGTATAACTACAACGGTGATAGTATTGAACTACCTTAAGGAGAGAGAAGATGTTTATTAATAAGCTGCCCCTTATCTTTATTGCTTTTTTGATGTGTTTGTTTTTGGTTGGTTGTGAAAGTAATGATAAAGTTTTATCTAGTCAAGAAGATATTAGCAGTAGGTTAGATTCTCTCACCACAACAGTAGATCAAATAAAAGTTACAAGAGTAGATTTTATAAAAGTTTTTTTTGATAGTTTAGCTGCTTATAATTATGCTAGTGTCAGTATTGACGTTGATACATCTAGTGTTGAGCATGAGCATGTTGACATTAGGTACATAGAATATTATTCATTTCTCTCAAACCCAAACGCCTTATGGGATGGAGATTACTTTTTCCGAAGAGTGATAACCGATAACTTCACAGAATTTACTTCTGAAAACTCCATACATAAAAACATTGGCACACCTGTTATCTATAACTCTTACGGTAAGTATAGGATACTCAACGAAAGAGATATAGATTTATTAAGAGTTGGTGGTAGTAGTTATAATTTAAGAACTCAATCTTTTATTGAGTTGGATAGGAGTTTATTGAATGTGACTAAATATATATTATCGGGTGATGAAATATACTTTGGTGATGATCGGGGTGGAGTAAGATTTAACATCACACATTTGAAAAACTATTTGCTGTTAGAACGTGGTGATTTAGATTATTAAGGAAGGTTTTTATGTTAGATATTGGAAGTATAGTCGGTAAGGTATTGCCACAAGCTGGTAAAATAATAGATGATCTACATACATCTAAAGAAGAAAAGATGGCAGCCAGACAAAAGATGGAAGAGTTGTTGGTGTCAGCAGAACAAGATGCACAGAAAGAAGTATCTGCTCGTTGGGATGCTGACTTAAAGTCTGACGCTTGGTTGCCAAAAAACATAAGACCATTGACACTTATTTTTCTTACAGTGGTCTTTGTTGTTATCTCTGTATTTGATGGTAACATAGGTCAATTCTCTATTAGTGAAGCCTATGTACCAGTTTATCAAACATTGTTAATGGTAGTCTATTCTGCCTATTTTGCTGGTAGGTCGATAGAGAAAGTGAGAGGACGCTCTGGCACGGAAAAGAGTAAGTAGTAATGTATACCATGTAGATGACTTTGCTTTAACAGGTGGGGTTTTTACTAATGGATGTTTTGACATTATACATAGAGGCCACGTTTCTCTTTTTGAGTTTTGTGGTAACTACTCTTTACTTTTACCAACCATTGTTGCTGTCAATAGCGACGAGTCAATAAGAGAACTTAAAGGTCCAACAAGACCAGTAATGAAACAAGAAGATAGAACAGCAATCCTATCATCAATAAGATGGATAGATTATGTTGTTGTCTTTGATACAAAAAGTGTTTTACCTGTGTTACAAAAAATCAAACCAAATATATTAGTGAAAGGCGCGGACTACAGCACAAAACCTTGTGCAGAAAAAGATAGAATAGTTGGACAAGATTTAGTAGAATCTTATGGTGGTAAGGTAACAACAGCTCCGTTGATTAAAGGAGCTAGCACTACTAGTATTGTTGAGAGAATGAGTTTATAAAAAATAAAAGTTATATTATTATAGGGGAATAATGGAAAAGAGAATAGTTTCAGAACGGTTTTATGATAACGGAAATGGTAAAGGTGTAACTAATAAAAGTCTTTCTTTTGAGTTTGATTTACCAGAGATTATGGACAGAGGTGAAGCGGTCATACCTACTATTAATAACATAAAGGCTATTGAGGTTCTTGACTATAGACATAGAAGAGGTAGTTTTCAAACACAAGTTGGTATTGCTAAGGCTCATAAAAAATGTTTTGGTGATCAACCAGTTATGAGCCATGAAGAATACAGACAGTATGTTTTAGCTCACTACGATATAATAGAACAGTATTACGAAGATATGTGTAAGTATGATGATTAATTATCAGAATAGGAAATGATATATGGATAATCACGTTTATCAATACAAGGCAGAGTTGTTACGTATAGTTGATGGTGACACCTTAGATGCTCTTATTGATATTGGTTTTGATGTTTTTGTAAAGAAACGTATTCGCCTCTTTGGTATGGATACGTGGGAATCAAGGACAAGAGATTTAGAAGAGAAGGCGAAAGGTTTAGCTGCTAAGGCTCGTTTGAAAGAACTGATTGAAGAAGACGGGAATAAATTTAGTTTGATAAGCCATGAGTTAGGAAAGTACGGTAGAGTTCTTGGAACAATCGTTCTAAGTAACAATAGAATAGCAAATGACATTTTAGTTGAAGAAGGTCACGGTTACACTTACGATGGAGGAAACAAGGAAGAGGCAAGAGCAAGAGCTGCGGCTCTTTTAGAATCCAAGAAAGGTTAGAGTGAAAACATGGTTTATGCATTATTGTTGGGAATGATTTCTGTATTTTATTTGATAGCTCCACAAGATACTATAACCATGAACACGTTAGCATTTCAATCAGCACTATCAAGTGCTGTTGTATGTGCTTGTATTGTTGGTAAAAGAAACAAAAAAAGAAAGGATAACGATGCCCAAAAAGGTTAGTAAAAACAATACAACAGGTCTTACAAAGAAAAGATATCTTGGTGAAGACATTGTTGTCCCTACGTTATATGATGGTACTGCAGTGAAGAAGGGTTCTTACATGACAGGTATGGTTAATGGTAAACTTGTTATGGACGATAAAGAAGGTCGTCCTATGCCACTTAAAAATATAGGCCAAGTAAGATAATAAACAGTTCTTAAAAAGTTTCGTAAAATAATGTTTTTGGCCGCTCATGGAGAAGGTGGGTGGAAATTAAATATGTTATTTTATGTCTGATGCTTTTTTTTAATTTTGTAGTTATGCCATTACTATTTTATAGTTATGCTAAGAAAAAAAAGAAAAAGAAATCAAGAAAAAAGAATTATAGTAATAGGGAATACATTCAACCGGCAGAACATTATCACCCCGACTTTCCAGAGGATAAGCTGCCGCTTGAAAAAGATTTAGAGCCGTGGGATTATTTTGAAGAGAATGAAAAACTTTGCGTGCTGGGTGAGTATACATTAGAATTAAAGCCCATTAGAGGAGAGGAGAGGGATGAGCGGATTGAAATTAGAGAGAAAAGAATTGCCAGACAAAAAAAAGAATTTGCACGTAAAGAAGATAGAGAACGTAGAGCCAGAATAAAAAAGAATATGGAAGAAAGAAAAAATAAAAACACTGAGAAAGCAATGATAGCCGAAATAAAAGAAGCAGAAGATCGGCTGATAGCTGAATTAGGTCTACAGAAAGAAAAAAATGGAGAACAAAGAAAAAGTAAATCATCCTAGTCATTATAACAGCGGCCAAATAGAAGCCATAGACATTATAGAAGACGCAGGTATGATAGAGGGTTTCTGTTTGGGTAATGCTTTGAAATACATACTAAGAGCTAAACACAAAGGAAACTTTACAGAAGATTTGAAAAAAGCCCGTTGGTACATAGATTACATGATAAAGGATTAATTTTTATGGCAGTTGACAGAGATAATAAAACAGGTTTTATTTGTAGTAGTTTTGACATTTACCACACTGGTTATTCATTGATGTTGAAGTATTGTAAAGACCATTGTGACTATTTAGTCGTTGGTTTACAAGATGATCCTAGTTGGCAAAGATCAGATAAAAATACTCCAGTGATGAGTTTACATTCTCGTTGGCTTATATTAAAATCTATATCGTATATAGATGAAATAGCTCCTTATAATAGTGAAGAAGAGCTAAGCAATCTGCTAAACTTTTATACACCAGACATTAGGTTTCTTGGAGAAGACTATCGTGATGCAAAGAAAATCACAGGCCCAACTGGTCGTGTATCGCCAAGACTTGTCAAGAACATACACTTCGTTCCAAGATCACACAGCTATAGTTCGTCTGGTATCAGAAAAAATATTTATGAAGCAGAAAAGTATAAGACAGAAGTAAAAGAATTTTCTCATCACAACCAAATGTAGAAGGGTAAAAATGTTAGGAAACTTTTTTCAAGCAAGTAAAGATGTTGATATTGCAGGTGAAGACGAATTAGATTTAGAAGTGTTGAGGTATTCTTCTGGTGCTGATAGCACACTTGGGTTGTTGTTTGAGAACGGCCCTAACGGTAGAGAGTTTCTTGCTTATACATTAGAAGATGAATGGAGAGCAGAAAAACTTAGTGCAGAAACAAGAATACCTGCTGGTACATATGATATACAATTGAGGACAGTAGGTGGTTTTCATAGTAGATATACAAACAAGTTTGGTGCTGATTTTCATAAGGGAATGTTACACGTTCAAGATGTGCCAGGCTTTGAATACATTTTGATTCATACTGGTAATACCGATGAACACACTGAAGGATGTTTGTTAGTTGCTGATAGTTCTACACAAAACATTACCAAAGATGGTGTTATAGGTGCATCTGTAAATGCCTATAGAAGAATTTACCCAAGACTAGCACAGTGGTTGTTAGATGGAAAGAAGATGACTATTACATACATTGACTTTGACAATGCACAAAACTAGTTTATATTTATAGGGTATAATAGTATTACAAGTAAAAAATATATGGAGATAATGAAATGGCAGTAAACGTATTTGAAAATGCACTGCTCAGAAAGTTTAGTGAAGCCGGAACAGATGGTGTAACTAATAATGACAAAAGAACAGAATGTCTTTATGTTGGTGGTCACCCATTTACAATTATCCTAAAAGACTCTGCTGGTGTGCAAAACGATGTTAAAATTCAAGTTAATAACAGTAATGCGTTAGATCAAGGAAAAGCTGGCCATTCACTTCAACCACTTCAACTAGGTCTTCAATCATCAAACAATGAAGCCGTAGATAAAGGTTTTTATGGTGGAAAAGAAAATCCACGAAAAGAATCTTCAGCATCAGCTTCTGATTTTGCAAGTAATTGGATTGATATGCCAGGCGGTGCAACCATTGATAATAGTGTTAGTGGTTATGTTGGTAGTGGGGAATGGAGATGGATTAGGTTGGTAACAACAAATGAAATGAAGGCAACGCTAAGTGGTTATGCTTGGAGTCAGTATCAAGACTATAGATAGAAAGTAGGTTTCAATGTCAGAAGGTCAAGGTCACCCATTAGGGTTACCAACTCGCAGTACTAAACTGTGGAAGAAGTCGGTAAAGAAAGAAGAAGATTACAAACCTCTCACACCACATTTCTGCCCTAATATTATAGATGAAGAAGAGAAGAAAAAGTGTGGTAGGTTTATGAGAAATTGGGATATAATGTTTTACGATAAATATGGAATGTGTGAACATTGTTATCTAACTAGTAAAAATAAAACGGAGAACAACAATGATGATGGCTAATCTTGAGACATTTGTAATGTCACCAAATAGGCCAACGCCAGTAGTAACACAAACAGCAGATGAACTAGTAAAGAATTATGTTGCTAGAGTGCCAGAAATGAATGTTACTTTTGGTGCTGATACAGATGATGGTGAAAACGGAATGACCGTAAACTTCAGCACATCAGAAAATGCTAAGTTAGATCAACATGGTGCTCTTGTATCTTATTATACAAATGAGTTCGCTGGTCTAGTAAGAAGACTAACAGAAGTTTTGGCTGCTAATGGACACGCTGGTGTAAAGTTTGAAGAACTAGCTGTAGACGTAACGCCTGGCATGTATCGTTCTGGTGGTTCTGGACAAGCTAATAGACAAGCTGTGTTCACAATCATGGGAACATATAAGATGTATAAAAATTAAAACGGGGGATTTATGACAAAAGAAGAGTTGCTTGAGGTTATTCAATTTAAAGATTTAGAAGATAGAAACAAGATCAAAGAGCATTTTACATCACCGAATGATTTGGATCTAAATAAGAAGACAATAGTTTTTTCTACCCCATCAGAAACAGGCACAAGTTATTTTAGAGTTTTTGAACCAATGCGAGCACTGTGGAAATCATTTCCCGATGAAGCAAACTATTTGTATACAGAAAACATACAGCCTAATCACATAAAGATTGCTGATGTTATTGTTATGCACCGTTGTGGAAACTTACATTCACACTTCCTATCGGTTGCTCGTATGTGGCCAAAGACCGAAAAACGTCCGTATATCATACATGATGCAGATGATAATGAGTTTAATCTACCTAATAGTCACCCAATGAAAACACTTTGGATAGAGAGCGGTAAGGATAAGATGTCTTTACAATCAATCAAACATTCTGATTGTATTACAACTACCACACCTAAACTAGCAAAAACATTTGGTAACTTTAATGATAACGTCAACATTTTTCCTAATCATTTTGATTGGGATTTGCCTCAGTGGAACTATGATAAGAACGAGGTAAGAAAAGAAATGTTAGGTGATTGGTTTCCAACAGATGATAAAATTATTATAGGTTGGGCCGGCTTGACTTCTCACTTTGAGGACATCAAGAGAATGGCACCTATTATGAAAGCCATTCACGACAAGTATCCTAATACATATTTTATTTTAGCTGGCATGGCATTGAAGGACACAGCAGTTGAAATTACTGAAGATGAAAAAGGTAATAAGAAGTTTGAAGAAAAAGAAATTGAAGATAAGAGTCTGACATACAAGGGACGTATTGAAGCATTGTTTGCAGACATTGACCCTAATCGTATGAAGATTTTTGATGCTCTACCTTTGGAAGAGTATGGAAAGTTTTATGCCTTGTATGATATTAGTATGGCATACATTGAACATAACACGTTTGCTTCTTGTAAGTCAGAAATTAAAGTGGTTGAGTCAGCACGTTACGGATGTATACCTGTGTTTTCAAACTTTGGTGGATACAAAACAATGGCTGATCAAGTGCCAAGTAATATTTCACTGAAGGGTTTTGCTATTGATTTTACAACACCGAAGGCTTGGATAAATGCAATTTCAAGTCACATTGACAACTATGATGAGACAAAGAAGAGAGCATTGGAATTTAAGGAATGGTCTGATAGTAATTATAATATAAACAACCACGCCGAGGAGAGGTTATCTTTTTACTTGAGAAATGCAGAAGAGTTTCAAGAAGATTGGTATAACCAAAACATAGCACAAAACATGGATTACTAAGATGGAAAACGTAACAGTAGGCGGTGATCAATATGAAATCAGTTGTTCAAATGGTAATTGGAAAACTTGTGATTTGAACAACGGTTTCTTAGTTTTAATAAATCAAGATGTAGGAGCAGAAAGAATAGAAAAAGTATTAGAGGAATCTTCCTTTACTCCATTTAACTACAATACACCTTTTAAGAGTAAGGGAAACCGATCTATTTGTCTTAGATTCAATCTTGATAAATCAAGAGAGAGTGAGTTGATAGATATGCTTGAGCTATTCAATTAAGGCTATACTTATGTTAGGAGAAAAACAGTGGCCGATTTGAAGAAAGTAATAGAAGAAATAGTTAGAGAAGAATTAGAAAAGATAATACAAGAAGGATCATTAGAAGAATTTCCTGTTGCTGGTCCAAGAAAGAAAACTTTACGAAGAGTAGGTGGTCAGTTAAAGATTGTAAAGAAAAGAAAAAAGAAGTTACCCTTACATCTTAGACTAGTAAAGCCAACTCAAGCAAAAAGGATTGCAAGAAAGTCTGCACTCAAAAGAAAAGGTAAACAAGCTCGTATTACAAAAAAAGCAAAGAAGACTACAGCTAAAGGTCGTAAGATGGGTTTGTATAAGAACCGATGAAAAATTATAATACCGACACACTAATATGCGGAGTTTGTAAAGGTAAGAAGTTGATTATAAATGAATCAACAAAGAAAGCCGAAATATGCCCCAAGTGTCACGGTACAGGTCGTTTAGATGAAATAAGTGGTCAACCAAAGAAAACTTTACTCAAAGGTTAATAGGGGGTGACTTAGGTTCGATTGGGGATGTCTACTGATAAAGGCAAGTGAGAGAAAGTATGCTAACTCTCTAAAAAGAGTATACCACAACTAACTGACGAAGAGTTAGAATATAAGATGGCGGCCTAAGAGCCGCCGTCCGTTTCATAGAAGTCAACTTTATTCTTTTCATACTCTGTGGAACGTCATTTAGAAAAGAAGCATTGTCAATCTTGTGAGTAGTAATTAAACTTGTGTATCTTTTGTTTTTAGTATCGCTCAAGACATGGGTGCAAATCCCATCACCTCCACCAATAACTGAGAGAAAAAATGATTAGGAAAGGAAACAACAATGGCAAAGGCGAAGGCAAAGGTAAAAACTGTAACTGTAGAGAAAACGGAACAGAAGGTTGTACCTGCAAAGAAGACAACGAAGAGTGCTGCACCGAAGACAGCTGCTGTTGCAGATAAAAAAGAGGGAAAGATTCAAAAGACTTTTTCAGAAGTATTTGAGTCTGACGTAGATTCTCAAATAGATTCTTTTGTTAGTGCAAATGGTGCTGATGGTTATGAAATAATCAGTGAAACAAAAGGCGATGATGGTGTAGTGAAGACCGTTGAGATAACAGTTTAACGGGGATGTATGTCAGATACAGTTTCTATTGTTCCCTACTTTAGTGGCATAAGTGAGTATAGTCCCGATCATACACAACAAGCCTTAGACCTAAGACATGAGTGGTTTAGGTATTGCTTATACTCTCTAAGTAAAATATCAGACCCTGTTTTTGTAGGGTGTTGTAATGAGAAGGACTTTAACTTACTTCAACCACTAGCGGCTAGTAATAAAATTAGAATACTATACTTTAAAGGTTTAGAGAAGGCAGAGTTCTTACCCTATGTTCTGGTGAGTAAAATACAAGAAGCGTATGATGATAATGATAAGAATAATGTGAAGTACGTTTATTACACAGAGATGGATCAGATACTCTACGCCAAAGATTTAGATGGTGTAAAAAAAATAATAGACAACGATTACGGTGCTTACTTTTCACCACAAAGGTTTGAGCAGATACCAAAAGAAAATGTTACTAAAAGAAAAGAAAAGTTTTCAGTTGGTGATGAAAGGTTTGTGGACTTTGTTGGGATGTTTAGAGAGAACGATAATCCCTATGTAGTTGCTAACGAACCATTTGATATAAAAGATTATGATGAAAACTACTATGTAAATCTTCATACAGAAGATGGATTGTGGAATTATGATTCTGATTATTATGCCGGCGCTTATGGAGCAGCATACTTTTGTTCATCAAAACTTTTTTTAGAAACAGAGTTCTTGGCAATTGATTATCAACCGACAGAACAGATAGGGGGTCACTGTTTATTTAGAACAAAAAACTCAAAGTGCCTGAAAAGTAAAGACCTATTTCATTTCCATGTAGACCATTTAAGTGGGTATGAGTTTAATAAAAATTTATAGAGGGGATTTTTCCCCTCTTTTTTTATATTTATAAGTGAATAAAAATAGCAAAAGGTTTCTCTATTTTATTTTTCTATTTTAAATAATGGAGAAATTGTTTGCAACATAGCCGTGGATATCGTGACTATTTAGGTTTACCAAGATTAAGTTTAGATTGGACATTGAAAAATGGTGAGTTGACAAGAACATTTGTTTTTAACTCAAAAGAATCATCAGACAATTTTCTATCTGCTATTGTGATAGCTGGAAGAGAAAAATTAGAAGTTAAACCAAAACCACCTACTTGTCGCCAATCAACATATACTGAGTATGATGGTATGAGAGTGGGTAGTAAAGATGATGGCAGTAAAGTCACTGTTTGTTTGTTAGAAGGCTATATAATTACGCCAAGAGATATTACAGTTGGAAGAAAAATTGATGCTTGTTACCAAAAATGTTACTATACATCTTAGAACAATGGGCATCTTTAGGAGATGCAGCGAAAGCAATAATAATCTGTTGTTTGTGTTTTAATGTTATTGTATGGTCATCTTTGTGTTATATGTTTGATGAATTAGATGTACCAGAGAAAGAAGAAGAAGATAGAGTTGATTTAGACGCCATGCTCAGAAATCTTAGAGCAAGAGGACATAAAGTTGATGACTAGTGGAGATAGAAATGAAACTTAAGAAAGTAGTTGAGGATAGTCACGAAGAAGGTGGAATGGCCAGAGGTCAGTTAGAAAGGGCCATTGACTATGCTACAATGTTGAGAGATAGAATAGATAGTGAAGATGAGTTACCATCTTGGGTGCAATCAAAGATTACCAAGTCAATGGACTACTTACAATCTGTTTATAATTACATGGATGGTAAAGATGGTATTGTTGAGGGTAGACACTCAAAGATTACTCGCAAAGACATGGCCGAGATAAAACTATTCACTGAAAAGAATGTACCTAACGATAAAAAGAAATGGGCAGCATCTATTGCAGCCGCTAAAAGAAAATTCAAGGTTTACCCATCTGCTTATGCCAATGCTTGGGCAGCAAAGAATTACAAATCAAAGGGTGGGACTTGGAGAAAGACAAAGGGATGAAATAAATAAGAGACACAGTTGGTGTCTAAGGTTTCTGCTAAAGGTTGTTTGATAACACAAATTTTAGTGGAGAGAAAGAATGCCATATAATTATCCGCCGTATAATAAGATACGTACAACAAGTGAAATGAAGGAGTGGTACGAAAGAGCCAGAAAAGAAATTAACAATTATAAAACTAGTGCTAAAGTAGCGAACTCAGCTGCAAAGGCATCTGCAGCAGATAATAGGTCTTTGAAGGCAGAGAACAAACAATTAGGTAAAGATGTAGTTACACTAACTAAAAATCAAATGGCCAAAGAAGAGGCCAAGAAAGCTGGTTATTGGAGTGGTGCAGCTGCTATCTCTGTTACTATTTTGTATGAGGTTTGGAAGATTGTGGGTTTTCCTGGCGGTAGAGAGTGGACAGAATTTTGGCAACATGAAGCAGTCTATGGCGTTATTATGTGGACGAGTACAATTTTATTTGGTATACTATACAAAGACGTTAAAAACTTTGGGAAGAAGAAATAAATGAAACTAAGTAATGTTTTTGATGACGATAGACAACAAATTTTAGAAATTGCCTTGTTTATGTCTATGACACCGAACCAATTGAATGAAAATGTTGGTGGTGGACTAATAAGAGTGGCTAAAAAAGCTGGTTTAAACATAAAAGCTGGTAGTGGTAAGGGTTTATTGTCTATTTTATCAAAAGCAGGCAGGTACATGGGTGAAGTTATGTATTATGCCTTCAAGGCGCACGGTGGAGACAGAGAAGCAAGGGTAAAACTAAAAGATTTACTTCAAAAGAGAGTTAGCAAAGAAGAATTAATTGATTTTCTTTTAAAACTAGATGCCGTGACGTTTTCTGCAATAACAGGTCCGATAAATATTATTGATGCTATCATGGGTTGGAATACTGTTGCTAACATTAGAAAAAGGGCAGTTAAAATTGACGATAGAATAGTTAATGCTATTGATTCTCTCTTATCTTCTACTGAAAATTTGCCAGATAAGATAAAGAGAAGAGTTGTGACTAATATAACAAAATTAAAAAAGATAGTTGGAGTATAAAATGAAACTTGGTGATTTATTTAATGAAGGCGTAAACGACCCTGGCATTTTCAAAGCTGTGTTCTTAGCTGGTGGGCCAGGCAGTGGTAAGTCCTTTGTAGGTAGTGAAATTTTTGCTATACCAAAGGCAAGTTCTTTCTCACCTGCTGGATTAAAGATTGTAAACTCAGATCCAGAGTTTGAATACTTTCTAAAGAAACAAGGTATTGACCCAAAAACTTTGGGTAAGATGTCAGACAAACAATTCCAGAAAGTAACAACAGGTGCTGATTCCCCAAGAGAGAAAGCAAAGAGAGTAGCAAAAGCAAAAGAACAATTATACATACATGGTCGTTTAGGGTTACTCATTGATGGTACTGGTGATGACTATGATAAAATTAAGAAGAGAGTTGTTGAGCTTAGAAAGTTAGGTTACGATTGCTACATGATTTTTGTAAACACTTCATTAGAGATTGCTTTAGAAAGAAATGCTGGTCGTGATAGAGTACTACCAGAGAAACTAGTAACATCTATTTGGAAGTCTGTTCAGAAGAACATAGGAAAGTTTCAAGGGTTATTCCGTGGAAACATGATAGTCGTAGATAATAGTGACACAGTAGTTATAAAATCAGGCGTTCCTACTTTCGGTAGGGTCGTAAACAGAATGATAAAACAATTTGTTGGTAAGCCAATCAAAAGTAAGATCGCCAAAGATTGGATGAAATCTCAGAGAGGAAAGTAACATGGAAGATTTGAAAGAACAGTTTGACCAGTTAGTTAAGATGGCTGGTGTACTTGAAGAAGCAAAACGTATGCCCAAGTTGAAGGGTGGTAGAAGAGAACACAATAAACTAAAGGGTCTTCTGTTTGGAACAAAGGCTGTTGGCTATCGTCTTACTGATGTTCAGAATGATGTTAAGTTGTTGGGTAAGATGGGATACATTGACAACAATGTTGCTAAACAAGTCTTTAGTCAACTGAAAGATATTGATAAGAAGATTATGAAAGCTGTCAACAGAGATGCCACACAGAGAGATGATATTCCTGGCTCAAAGGGTATCGCCGGTTCATAAGAGATAGACTATGAAACTAAGTGAAGTTTTAGAAACACTTGAACAGATGGATGAAAAGACTAAGGGAAGTTTAGGCAAGTGGTTCAGAGAGAAGTGGGTTGACATTAGTCGTACTAATAAAGACGGTAGTCACCCGCCTTGTGGAGCATCTGCTGGTAAGAAGTCCCGTAAAGGTGGACAACGTGCTTATCCAAAGTGTCGTAAGAAGTCTGTCGCTGATCGTATGAGTAAGAAAGAAAAGAAGAATGCAGTTGCAAGAAAACGTAAACATTACGGTAGTAAGGGTAAACCTAAGAAAAAGGCAATACTACAAAAGTAGAGAGACAAAATGAAACTAAATAAAGCGATGGATGAAGTGAAGAAGCGCGGGTCAGCCACTTCTGGAACTGATACAGACATAAAAGAATATGATAAGATGATGAAAGACATCAAGAGAGAGATAAAGAAGATAGAGGCAGCTTTGAAGACAAGAGAATCTCGGACACGTAAAAAAGGTTTCTACGAGCAGAGCCAACAACTTTTTGACATACAAGAGCATTTGGGCGCTGCATTAGCTGTTATAAAATCGCCGATACAACTTGACTAAGTAGAGAGACAAAATGAAATTATCAAAAGTACTAAACGAAAACTATAAGATTTATCATAAATCATTTTCTTCTGCTGCTCAAGAAGCTGTAAAGATGGCAACGAAGAAAGGTTATGAGGTAGACCAAGATGATTTTCAATCACAAGTTGTAATGGGTGGTCGTTATAATCGTGCTCGTCCTAGTGTCGGTAAGACACATGAATTCAAAGTCGGTTTGACAAGAAGAGGAAAGCCAGTAAAGAATATGCTAGTCTTCCAAGTCTACGGTATGAAAAATCAATTTGAGTTAAACGCTTACATCTCATAGGGAATAATAATGAAACTAAGTGAATTACTAGTAGAGAAAGTTGGTCGTGGTGTAGACCCATCATCTGCAAAACCAGTTACTAAATCAAATCAAGCATGGTTTTACAAAGGAAAGAAACGTGACATTTTTCTTGCCACCTCAAAGATTAGTATGGGTGCTCGGGAAAGATGGTCTGGTGTTATCTTTAATGTAGATACAGATTACTTTCAAGATTTTCAGACGGGTAGTTGGAGTAAACAAGACAAAGATAAACAGGGTTTTGAAAAGGGTGGTTGGCGTGCTGTTGGTATTACAAGTAAATTGAAATCTCAATTGGCTGACATTTGGAACAATCCTAAAAATGCATCAAACAAAAAACAAATGCCTAAAGTTGATAGAGAAATTTTAAGAAAGTATTTTAAATGAAACTAACAGACATTATAAAAGAAGAAACAATAAACGAGGCTCTTGACTATCATAGAGAAAACAAAGTCCCACTATCTGAAAGTATTTTTAGAATGTATAGTGAGAGTTACTTTGCTACACTCAGAGAAGCCCGTAGGCTTTATAACGAGGGTAAGTTGGGTGAATTATCCTATGTTGATCAAGAACTGTTAGAAACCGATATAGGGACGTTTGGTGAGTGTGAGGGAATGAGAGTGCCGTTGGATTGTCCCATCATGGTTGAGATGAATGAGGCAGAGTATCAAGGTAGAAAGGTTGACTTAAACAAACCTAAGAGGGGTGGTAGTAAAAAGTTCTATGTCTATGTTATGAATCCCAAAACTAAAAAAGTAAAACGAGTAGAGTTTGGTGCTAAGAGTGGCGGCGGTAAACTAGCCGTGAAACTAAAAGACCCAAAGGCTCGTAAGGCATTTAGTGATAGACATAACTGTCCCACAAAAAAAGATAAAACAAAAGCAGGTTACTGGTCATGTAGATTACCAAGATTTGCCAAGTCACTTGGATTATCTGGAGCACGTGGTGTATTTTGGTAAGTCCTTATCAACAAATTAAAGAAGGAGAAAAGATAGTAAGAACTTTCTCTAATGAGGTTTCTGAAGACGAACTAGTTTGGCATCGTGATAAAGAAGACAGGCTGATAGAAGTAATAAAGTCTGGAGGTTGGTGTTTGCAGATGGATGAAGAAATGCCTACTACACTTGTAGAAGGTAGTAAATACTTTATACCAAAAGGAACTTTTCATAGGGTCATCAAAGGATTTGAAGACCTTGTGGTATCTTGGAGAACTGATAATGATTGTTAGTAAACCACCACCACCAGTATCTTCTGTTATTCCAGTAGAACTTTATGGAATGACAAATGGTCAACTCGCCGATCCAGTAAAGGGTAAAGGAATCACTAGTCCCGAATGGAAACTTGGGTCTATGATTAATCCAACAATGCGAACAGACACTCCTTTAGGTGGCATTAATGACATCAAGAAAACTCAAGAGAGTATGAATAAAACTTTAGAGTTTGTGACTCAAGGCCAGAACATTGATCTAATGGCATAGGTTTCTTATTGATATAAAATAATATTTATACAAAGGGTTTATGTAAATTATTATCATTATTACGGAGAGTATTTATGGAGTTTGGACCCGTATTGGAGAACGTAGCTAGTGTATTTGCATTACTTATCGCTCTCTCTGTCGTGATTGAGAGAGGTTTAGCTACCTTGTTCAATTGGAAATATTATGCAAAGTATGTTGGTGGTAAGGGATTGAAGGTTCCCATTTCTTGGGGTGTTTCTTTTCTTATTGCCAAAGAGGTTCCAGTAGATTTAGTTGCAATGCTATTCAATGGTGATGCAACAATGTTAGGTCAAGTCCTAACTGCTGGGCTACTTGCAGGTGGTTCAAAGAAAGTTGCCGAAACATTCGGTGACATAAAGAAAGCTGCTGAAGAGCTTAAGTAAATAACAATGTGGGGCGTCTACGGGCGCCCCACCCTATGAGGAAAATAAAATGAAATTAACAGAAGTAAGATATAAGTCACCAACAGGCAGAAAGCCTCCAATGAAAAAGAAGGCCGCACCACTTCCTAATCCACAAGCTAAACAGGCTTACGAAGGATACTCAAAAGGTATTGACAAAACTATAAAACAAATACAATCTGCTTTAAAGCTACGACACGGCCGCACAAAGAAGAGTGGTAATTACGATCAAGGGCCCGAAATGTTTGATATACTAGCAGACTTACAAGAAGTGTTGAAGTCAGTAGAGGCAGATAAATAATGAAGCTATCTTCAATTATAAAAGAGGGTGATGACAATAACATTGAATACCTAATAAGTAAGTATGTTGAACTTGCTAATAGTGGTGGCTCAAACAAAGCGCTACAAAAGTGGTTATCAATGATTACTGTAAGATTGGCCTCTCTTGGTGCCGGTCAAGGTGCTATGAAGAAAATAGTTGCCTCTGTAAGAGGAGCATCAGATCAAAAAGATGTTGACAAGATCATTGCACAGTATGGTCTATACAACGACTATCCCGACACATTTGTTGCAGAGATGAGTTTATCTTCTGCACTATCTGCATCTTCTGTTTCATCTGTTTCATCTGTTTCATGGGCAATAATGAAGTCGTTGTATGAAGATGTTGAAGAAGAGGTTAGAAAGTATAAGGTAGTGTTATCAATCCCATTTACAACAGAGAAAAATAGAAAAGATAAAATTGATGAGCTGAAGTTTCATTTTGCTCTTAAAAATATTAAGATAGATAAGCTTACACCTGTGAAGGTAGCAGAGATTGGTTCAGGCGTTTTAGACTATCAAGTTGTCGCCTTCATAAATACAAAATTGTCTCGTAATGAATTAGAACATGAGTTAGAACCAGAGTATAAAATAAATAAACTTGAACGTCTAAACCCACCAAAAAATGATGAAGATGGTTTAGACGAAGCGAAAAGGATTCCAAGAAAAAAAGGACAACACAGACAATCATCTAGTCACAGTGATTTATACACAGACGAAAATCCTAAAGGAACAATCAAGGGTTTGAAGTTTGCCACAGTAAAAGATGCCGAAGCATCTGTTAGAAAAATAAAAGGTAGTGGTAAGTCACACGCTCATAAAATACAAGCGGCAGTTGCAATGGAACAAAGAGCAAGAGAAATGGGTAAGAAGTCAGCTGCTGGTGTTTATCGTTCTTTTATAAATGGAATGAAAAAGAAAACAAAGAAGAAGAACGAGGGTTGGAGTCAGAAGTATAAGAGGAGCATTGATTGCAATAATCCAAAAGGATTTAGCCAGAAGGCTCATTGTGCAGGAAGAAAGAAAAGGTCATAAACAATAGGAGTTAATATATGCCCCTAACTACACAAGAAGGTATCGGTTTAGGAGTAGGTATTTTGAATGTGTGGCATGAACACGTAAACGCTCACACACTAAGACAGATGAACATGACCGTAAATCAATATGTAGATGATAGGGTGGTTGCATATATTATAAAAGAATCAGAACAACTTAGTATAAGAGTTACTAATTTAGAAGATTATAAAAAAAGAAGCAATATTATAACTGACCTTGATTCAGAGATGGATAACAAATAATATGCCTATAAGCAGTAGAAACAAAAGTTTGCTCCAAGAGGGAATGACCAATAGAAAAATTGTTCGTATCCGATACAAGAAGGAAGATAAAGAGTTCAAGAAACCAAAACCATTTGGTAGAAAAGAACGAGGCGATATAGTTGTTAGAAATTTAGAACCCTATGAAATAGATGATAATTATTTTTGGGGTTATGATGTAACACTAGCTGTGAGTAACAATGATAGAATAAAAAGATTTAAGTTAGATAATATAAGAAGTGTAACGGTTATAAACAGAAATTTCTCACCAAGAACTTTTTCATAGTGAAATAGAATGACAGAAGAAGAACTAAAAGAATACATTAAGTGTAGGAAAGACCCTATATACTTTTTCAAAACTTATGGCAGAGTAAGACACCCAAAGAAGGGATTGATGCCATTTGAGTTATACGACTTCCAAGAAGAAACACTCAATGAGTTTTTAGACAAATCATACAACGTCATTCTGAAAGCCAGACAATTAGGTATTAGTACTTTGTGTGCAGCTTACGCCGCATGGATGGCTAACTTTTTCAAAGACAAAGAAATCTTTATCCTTGCTACAAAGAGAGATACAGCAACAAACTTAGTTGATAAGGTAAGAGTGTTCTTAGAAGAAGTGCCAGACTTTTTGAAAAGTAATTTACTAGTTGACAATAGACAGAGTATTGAATTAGAAAACGGTAGTAAAATAAAAGCTGGTGCTACAGGTTCAAACTCAAAAGATGCTGCTCGTTCAGAGGCACTTAGTTTATTGATTATTGATGAGGCAGCTTTTATAAAAGCTATGGATACTATTTGGGTTGCTGCTCAACCTACACTATCTACTGGTGGTGATTGTATTGTATTGTCTTCACCAAACGGTATTGGTAATTGGTTCCACAAAACATACATTGAGGCAGAGGCAGGGACTACAGAAAAAGTTGGTAATGCTACAATCTCATTCAATCCAATAAGACTGCCGTGGAATCTTCACCCCGACAGAGATGCTGAATGGGGTAGATTAGAAAAAAGAAAAATAGGTGAACAAGCATTTGCACAGGAACACGATTGTGACTTTCTACAATCGGGTAACAATGTTGTGAGTGTAAAAGCATTACAATGGTATGAAGAACACCCCACTGAAGAAGAGCCCGCTGATGATGGTTTTAGACCATTTGTAAGAGAACCCGAAGAAAAGACTTGGGTTGATAAAGGTTTATGGATTTGGAAATATCCCGACTACACAAAAGAATATCTTATTTCTGCTGACGTTTCTCGTGGCGATGGAAAAGACTATTCTGCCTTTCATGTTATAGATATAGAAAACTATGAACAAGTTGCAGAGTATAAGGGTAAAGTAAACACTGATGCTTATTCTCATCTTATACATAACACTGCTGTTCAATACAACAACGCTTACATCGTAGTTGAAAATGCTTCTATGGGTCATCATGTTGTTATGAAAATATTAGAGATGGAATACAAGAATATGTATTGGACGATTAAAGACCTAACAAAAATACATGAAAGTAACGCTAATCAATTACAATATGATATTTACAATGTACCAAAAAATGCAGTGCCTGGCTTTACTATGAGTATGAAGAGTAGACCAGCGTGTATTGCACGTATGGAAGAAGATTTAAGAACACACGATTTTACCTTACATTCAAAGAGAACCATTGCTGAGTTAGAGACATTTGTATTTCATAACGGGAAACCAGAAGCACTGTCAAGTTATAATGATGATCTAGTTATGTCCTTATCAATGGGAATGTATGTAAGAAACACAACTTTGAAGTTTAATTCTCAAAATGAAGAGGTGACGAAAGAAATGCTTTCGGGCCTCAATTTTAATAATACACCTTTTGAGTATGGTGTTTATGGGAATCAAAACAATAACAATGACAGTGAATTTACATTTGATGTCGGCAACGGTCAGAAAGAGAGCATGAGATGGCTGATCTAAATGGTTGGGAGCAGTATCAAAAAATGGTTATCAACAAATTAGATGCACATGACTCTGATTTTAAAACGATAGAAGACAAACTCACAAGCATTCAAGTAGAGATTGCTACCCTAAAAGTAAAGGCAAGTATTTGGGGTGGAATTGCTGGTTTGATTCCTGTGGTATTAGGTATAGTTTTATTTTTCTCACAACAAGGATAGTGAATAATGGCAGATAGGTTTGACATACTGAGAAGATTACTACGTGGTGGTTCTGCACAGTATAAAGTCCCAACAGAACGGCCAGGCAGTAATGCACAGAAAAGAGCCTTTGATAGTTTTCAGAAAGCATCACAAAGTCTTTATGGTGAAGGACTAGTAGGTGGTGCTGATCGTCTTGATAGAATAAGAGATTATGAAGAGATGGACCACTATCCAGAGATTACAAGAGCATTAGACATTTATGCTGACGATAGTACAACCTATTCTGAAAACGGTAAGAGTGTAGAAATAGTTTCAGACGA